TAATCTTATTTAAACTAAATTTTTACTTTTTACTTTTTGGTTTAACTCCTTGTCTTTTCTTAAAATCAAACTCAGATTCAATCCAACGGGCTGAACCATCTTTATGTCGTCCATAAATTATCAACCCTTCAGAAGTATTGCCACTAGGTGCAATGTTTTTACATTGTACAGCCATAGTTTGATACTTAATGTATGTATGTTTATTGTTTGAATTTTTCCAAAGTTCAATCTTCTTTGCAATTCCTTCTTTTGTTAAATTTCCATGATTCTTATGGATTTGATCCCATTCTGTCTCTTGAAAAACTGTTTGACTCTGCCCTCTTGTTTGGGGTGAAGGGTCAATTTGTGCTGGTGTTAAATCTACATAGTCTTGTGTTGCCATTTCTTTCTCCTCGTCCTGTTGTTTTATTAATTAAAATAAAAAAATAAAAAAATAATGAGTTTATCCCATAGTTGACCATTTCAAAACAATGTTTCCTGATACTAATAAAGCTACACTTGCTGCTGACCAATTTGCCGCTGCATTCAAATGTACTGTTTTAGCATCAGTTGTTGCATTAAATGAAATGCCTGTATGTAATCCTGCAGTTGCTCCAACCATTGCAATAGGATTTGGTGTTCCATTACAATCTGCTGCTGCTGAACCGTTTACATAATCTTCGAATGTTGCTGTTCCGCCTAATACTGCAAATGCACCAGTTCCAATAACACTTCCAATACCAAAGTCTGGAGTGTCTCCTTGAATTCCTGCGTCTCCTGTAAAAGCAATATTTCCTGCAGTTACACTATGTAAATGTGCACCAGCTGGGAAGGTATAAATTAATCCACCACAAATGATGTTTCCTGCACCAACCAATAATCCTGCACTAATATCTGCAGCAGTCAAAGTTAATACAGTTGTGTGATTAAATCCGTCACCATATTCTACTGCTGTTACATTTGCACCAGTTATTCCTGCGTTACCGTCACCAACAACTAAATCAGTTGCAATAGTTCCATTAGCACCGTCGTGACTAAAAGTCGCTGTGGTTGCTAATGCTCCTGTACCATTCTGAACAGAAATTTCAACTTCTCCAAATTCTGCACCTGCAGTTGTATCAGTAATAGTTCCTGAAATTTGTGAGTATGGTGTTAATCCTGCACCGTCGTCTCTTCCTTGGAAAATTAAATTTCCTACAGTATCGCTTGGTGCTGGACTTGCTGAATCTTGTTGAATAACTAAGTCTGCCCCCGCATCATCGTCACTAACTCTTAAACAAGCTGCACCAGTTTGGATACCAACTACACTAAAAGTACCAGTGTTTTGAGTTACATCACCACTAACTGAATAATAACCAGGAAACCCTGCTGCACCATCCATTGCTAGAATTTGGTTTGCAGTTCCTTTTGCAAGTTCTTCACCCACTCCTCCTGCTGATCCTCTTATTAAAGATCCAGAAGTTACTGCTAATTTACCTGATGTAATTCCTGCAGTTGCACTAACATCTTCATTCTTAACTGATAAGTTGATGATCTCAGTAGTTCCTACAGAATTTGCAGCTAAACTATTTTCTCCGATTTGTTCTAGGCCGTTGCCTAATCCGTCTACCATATTAATTTACCTCGTATATTCCACAATAAAAAAGAAAAGAAAAAAAACCTTTTCAACTTTATGTGGTTGTAATCTCACTAACAGCATTCGCTCTTAGATAACTCGCAGCAATTCTTTGAGTTACTACAACAAATCCAGTATCACGTGCATAGTCTGCATATCTCTCAACAGTCAAAGGCCGTTTCTCAGCTAGAACAAATGCATGAGATGCATTAATTACATAAGCTAATTTAGCACTAATGTTGTTGCTCACTAATACTTTCATACCGAAAATTTTCCCGATAAGAGGCATAGTTGGGTCCATAACTCCAGACTTGTCTGCTTCTACAAAGGTATCAATATTTCTTAGATCGTTAGCAATTTCTGCACCTACGATCATGTGAGTACATGAGTAATTTGCTCCTTCTAAATTCTGCATAGCTTCGGTAATGTCACTTATTGGTAAAGTTGCATTTCCGTTAGCTACATCAAATCCAGAAGCAGTTGAAGCTGCGTCAAGCTGAGATACGATTAAAGATTCTTCATTGTCTGCAAATTCATACCCTGCAAGTTCTGCGTGGTAAGAAAGTAAGTCAATGATTCCATCTTCCATCATTTCTTTGGTAACTCCAATTCTTGCACCGTACTTAACTGGTGTCAAGGTTAGACTCTCCCATTCACTTTGCACTAGAGGTACTTCGCCACCTTCTCCTACACGGTTAACCGCTAAAGAGTTGTTAGCTGTAAGCTCTGATTGCATTGGTAATACAAGAGTACGACCTGGAATACTTGATGGTCCGAATACTCTAGCTGCTAATCCCCGAAGAATCAATTTCTTCCGAACTGCATCCATAACTTGTGGAAACAAAGTTCGTGGAATTAGATATGAAGTTGTAGCAGTATTTGCAGTACCTGCAAAATCTGAACTTCCTGTTCCTAATAATTGTGTTGGCATATTCTATTCCTCCTTATAATGATAGTTTCCAAGCGATGTATTTTCCATCGGCTGTACCACCTGTTAATGCTCTACCAATGTTGTGTGCTAAATCTGCTGCTGCAGCTACATCTTGCACCATTAGTTTGTTACTTCCAGCTTCGTCCCCTTGTACAAGGTTTCCTGCTTCTACATTCTCACTTACTGCGTGGATAAAAATTCCTTCCATTGCAATTGAACCATATCCATCTGCTGGAATGTCTTCTTGTGCAATACCTAGAACTGTTTGATACCCAGTTGCTGAGTCTGTCATTGATTTTACTTTAATATCTCCTGCGGCATATGCGTTTCTTGCACTTGCTGCAGTTCCTGTGAATTGATCGTCATTTGTCGCTGACCATACAATGTCTCCTGCTTCAATAGCAGTAGTTCCACTGTCGTTCAATACGGTTAGTATTCGACCTTCATCAGATAACATAAATCCTGTTTGTGCCATATTTTATTACCTCACTCTCTCTCGGAGTTCTTTGTTAAATTTTTCATACATTGATTTACTCATAGTGTAATCTCCGTTTGATTCAACTACTACAGTTCCTGTTTCTTCAACTTCTTCAGTTTCAACAACAGCAACGCTTTCAGTTGTACCAGCTAATTTGGTTTCATACTCTTTTCGCAAATTCAATTGTTCAATAGATTCTGTCATTAATTCATCTTTCTTCAAGTCTTTGTTCATAATAATAAGAGACTCAATCACATCTACCTTTGCACTATTTTTTAATTTGTTTAATTCTTCTTTCAACAATTTAATGTCTTCAGAGGAAAAACTTTCAGCTTCTACAACTGGTTCAACAACAGGTTCTACTACTGCTTCGACAATTGGAGTTGCTTCAACTTCAACTTTTACTTCTTCTTCCATATTTGTCACCTTGGTTTCTACTTCTTCTTCAATCACGTCTTGTTCACAAGACTCCTTCCTTTCAAACGATTCCGCGATGGCATAATCAATACTAGCTGACTTCACTCCTTGAAAAGCTACTAAGCCAACAGCCTCAATCATAAGGCCTTTGACCTTATAGACACCTTCTTCTTTAATAATTTCTTTAGCCGTAGCATGAATAGAAGGGCCAAGTAAATTGTCCCGTACCATCTCAACAACATCAGGGTGTCTTGCGGTATTTCTGATTTTACCCTCATGCATTAAGTCTGCTCCGTTTAAGTGTAATTGTCCCAACCCAATAACGTGTTCTTCCACATTATCTGAGGGGTGTCCAAATAACCATTTGAACTCTTGCCCGTTGTTTTCTGTAAGGTTTTCATAAGTATATTGATTATTATTCCTACTAACTCCTTCTTTGAGTGCAACGCCACCAATCTTTAACCATTGGCCTCTGTTATCTTTACCTTCTGTGATTTCAAATGATGGAGTGAAATCGAATGATACGTTTTGTTTGGATTGCATTATAGTCTCCTTAATAATTTATTTTTCTATTACCTAATCTTTCACCATCTTCACGATAATCTGGCCCAGCAATATTCACAGTTGCTGCCCTGGCTTCATCGGTAAGAGTTGATGACCTATTCATTAATGGGTCATTCTTTTCAAGTAAATCTTCTGGAGTAACATTCTGAAATGTTCTCCTACTTCGCCTACTTGGCCCATTAGCACACACATAATCTATATTATCATAATTGTTTGGAACACTATGTCGTTCCGAACAAACTGGACATTTGAACATCATATTTCTGCCCTCTCAATAAGGAAAGAAGGTTTTGGCAAATCATCTTTCCCATTATCTTTATACTTACCAACAATATGACCAGATTCACTCACTACTTCCATAATCACCAACTGCTCTCTGCTTCGTCTAACGATTGGTTTCATTTAATTGGAACCTTCCGATCAGTTTTCACAACACGACCTTTAGCATTTTTGTTTTGAGTAGTTTTAGTAGGATCATTTGGAATATCTTTGACTTTCTTATCAACCATCTGGTTATCTCTTGGTTTCTGTAATCCTGTTTTAGGATCTTCCTGTTGACCATTAAGTAATCCCATCTTTTCTTCAGGTGTAGGCAATTTCTCTCTAAATCTTGGTGCAAGAAGGTCATTAGCTTTTTGTGGAGTAATAATCCCATCAGTAACTAACCCTCTCAACATATCAACTTCAATTTCTCGTTCTCTTTCTTCAGCTTGAGTCCAGATTAACTGATCTTCACTCTCACCCATCTGTTGACCAACAATAATCTTATCCTCAAACTCAAACTTAAGTTCTCGTTGTAAGGATTTAGTGTGTCTTCCAAATGCACGAAGTTGAACTTCTGCTGTTGCTTTATCAGTACCAGCAGAACGGCCAAGTAGAACTGGAGGAACCTGCCCCCCAGTGATGATTTGAGTTTCCACATGGTCTAGAGGTGTTTTAATGTCCATCCCTTTGGCATTAAAATCTAAAACGCTCAATTCCACAAGGTGAGTCGTAGTGACTTCACTCTCAGCCTCTAAATCTCTCAAAGTATCAGAAATGGAACTCACTATCTCATCATTAGCGGGATATTGGTCATTACCAACTTTCGCCCAGATTAGTGGTGCCACATACTTCTTAAGAACTTTCCGCAGGTTGGATTCCATGCTCAACTTAATATTAATAGATTCGACAAGTGGTTTAATTACGCTAAAACCGTACTTTTCTGCATTAAGAACATTATGTTTGAAATGAACAATAGAATCAATCTTTGAAACTTTCTTAGGGTATTTATCATCTTGAGATTTGTCTCCAGTTGTTCCCCATAAAATTAGTGGTTTATTTTCAATAATTTGTGAATAACCAATTATGTCACCAGTTGGTTTTCTGTAAACATCAACCCAAATTGGGTTAATAAGTTTTAATTCTGTAATTTCACTATTAGTTTTAATCACTTCAACATACGCATTACCATATAAAAGCATAGTTTTAGCCAATTGATGAAGAAATCTTGTCAAATTGACTTTATTGGCCCACTTTTTCAACTTCTCACTGTTAGGCCCTTCAAAGAAATAGTCTTGAACTGCTTGGTCTGCCTGAACATCAATGATTGCTGTAATTAATGGAACTCTTTCATAAGCCTCTTTGTAAATCTTAAATTGAGTGCTTCTTTTGTCAGAATCGTCTTCCTCTCCACTCAAGGCAATTGCACCACGTCCTGTTTTTTTAACAATGGCAACTCCACCTTCATGAATGTTCTTCTTTCTAGTAAAATTATCAAAAATACCCATAGTTTAGAATATAACATAAACTGATTTAAAAACTAAATTGTTTTTGACACTGCAAACGGATTACTTTTCCTCTTTTTGCCACCTTTCATAGCAGAAAAAACTCCCATTGTAATATGTCTAGCAATATAATTTGCTAAGCCTAAAGAAATCACCATATCATCATGTTTACCTGTCCCTTCAAATTTCACAGTCTTTGAACGCATATCAAAAACAATCCCAAACTTGCTCAATTCATCTTTCAAAGCGTCAACCATCTGCACAGTTTTGAAATCATCCTTCTTGTAAGGAATTTGAAAACCACGCTTTTCAAATTGATCCCGTAATGCCTTAACAATTTCATCCTTACTACGATTACTGGAACTAAATTTGAACCCATCAATCGGAACACCCTCTGCTCTAAGGTCATAAATGAATATCTTACCAAAAGAGTTCTCATCTCCAAGTGCTTTAACAATATTATACTTTTCTGCTAATTCTTGGATACGTTTCTTCTGCATCCCATAATCCATCCCTTTAGATCGTTCAATATACACAATTTTCAACTTCTTGCTGCCAGGGGCTTTCTCTAAAATGGTCACAACAGTGTAATCTGCACCAGACTGGGCACTCATTGCAAAATCTATCCCCATGAAATATTGTCTCATGTTCACGGGTTCATATTGGAATGAGCAAGAAGGGTCAAGACATTCCTCAATCATGTGGGTTGGGAATAGCTTATCTTTGGTTGAAACTGGTTTCAGTAAGAATTCCTGTGACCAAGTGAGATTATTGTATGTCTCAATTGTCTTATGTGTCTCAACATCTTTGATAGATACTGCTCCATCTTCCTTAACAACCTTGGTATCTGGGTATCTTATCTCAAATAAGTTACCTTTTGGCCCATCTGCAGGAAATCTATCAAAATAAATGGAACTGAACCCTGGATCACGTTCAACCTCATGTAAAAGGTCTAATTCTGATTTTGGAGTTCCAACACCCACAAAATAACCACGTTTAGCACGAATTGTTGGTAAAACAGCTTTTCTAAAGATTTCATGGTCTTGATACTCTCCCATCTCGTCACAACCTAGTCCATCAACGTGTAATCCCCTAACATTATCGTTATATGCCTTTGATAAGAGTCTAGAATGGTTTGCTAGTTCTAATTCTGTCCTACTCCAAGCTTGTGACCTGTTAGTTGGCACAATTGTTTTCAACATTGGAGTGGTAAGAATGGTTAATCGAATATCTTTTAGAACCTCTATTGCTTGTGGAAGTGTCTTAGAAATAATCAAATATTGGGTGGCAGGATTCATTATCGCTTTCCATAAGAAATAATGAACAAATAGTTGACGAGTTTTTCCAGAAGAACGAAACGCCATAAAACAAACTCTCTTCTTTTCTTCAATAAGTCTTAACCAGTCTTTTTGGAAATTAGTAAGAGTCCAAGTAGTCCCTGCATAAATCACATTTTCAATGAAATACACAGGGTCTGACTTGAGCTTTGCTGGGTCTAGTTTGGATTTGGTTGCCATATTAGATGAAATGGAAAACTATGTGGAAGAGGTGGTGAAGGTTTAACAGATGGAAAAAGGCTGTTTAGAACCACACAGTTACATTCCTCATCTAATCATCCTCCTCCTCTACACTAATTAAATCAAAAAAGTTGGTCGATTCTGATTTTCCTTTAGGTGCCTTAGTCTGTAATAATCTGTAGTATGCTCTGAAATCTGCTTCGAGTTGTTTAAGGTAATATGCAATCTCATTAACTTTAATTCTGGTGAGTGTTCCCATTTCGTCCCTCTCTTCAAAGAATGGGCCAAACTTCTCAAGACAAGATTCTGCAAATCTCATCTTCATCCAAGTGGCAACCATCCGATTAGCAATCATAATATCAACTGGTTCTGATAATTGCCATTGGTGTATAACTGCTTCTATTATTTTATTGAACTGCTTAGGATTATCAGTAGCCATCTTGCCACCAACTTTCTTAAGAGAGTTATCTTTTCTTTTTCTGGATTTTTTTGCAACCATCACATAATTCCTTTTTTCCAATTCCTTTACGGATCACCTTAATGCATCTACTACATTTAATCACAGGAGTTTCAGTAATTTTGTTCCAATCAATTCTTACATTCCCCTTAGATGAAATAATGGCAGACAAATGATTCCACTTGTCCGCCTTAGCTTTGGTATTAGGAAACGCCATTCTATTCTTAAGAAATTTAGCTCCCCACACTTTAAGCAATTTCATTTTAACGCTTCCTCCAAAAATTCCATTACTTCTCCAAATTTGAAACAACCACTACAATAATTTCCAAATTCAGTCTCAACCCAAGTTCGCATACATTCATTATTACCTGCATGAACCATTACCTTACATTTACCACAATATATTGTGTCAAACGCTAAAGGGTGTTCTTCAGGTAATACATCTTCAATATGACTATGGATAATTGGTTCCACATTAAAACATTTCATCTTAACCCAACCTCTGAACATACAAATCATTATTTCGTCTTGATATTTTGAAATTATAATTTGAGTTGCCTTTTTTCAAATGCTTTATAGCAGTAGAAAACTTAGTTTCATATTGGCTACAACAAGACCGCTTCCGATCTTTAGTGTGTCCTGCATACAATTCATTGATTGGGACTAGTAAAATCTCTCCAACATCTAAGGACAATAATGTTGATTTGATTTTTTCAATGGTTTCACTGCATTGGCTGTTACCTGATAGACTTTTTGGAATACTGGACACTTTCCTAAATTCCAATTTCAATTCATTCGTTTCATTCATTTTCGTTTCCTCTGGGATGGACTCTTCTTTTCGAGAGAACCATTTTCGTACTTTTTGTTGTTGTTTTTCGTATTTAATTCGTGCAAGTTCTTTTACTTGTAAATCCCTGCATTTGTTGAGTAATTCAACTTTGCTCAGTTTTTTCAATTCAGTCAGTTCCTTCATTCTCCACCTACATTTCTTCACTTTTCAATTTCTCCAATAATTCCTCCGCTTCCCTCAGTAAGATATATTGATCAAAAGCAGATTCACAATATTCCATGAATTTTTTTTTATCAGCAGGTTCACTCATATCACATAAGAGAACTCCAACATCTTGTTCTTTTCCACCAAGACGTTTTGTGACAAATTGTCTAAATTGAATATAACCTCTAGAACTTTTTCCATTGGCTTTCAACTTAAATCTTTCAATGGTGAATATCATGAGGGCTAACAAACCTCTAGTATATATAAACCTTTCTATTTTAATGATAGGGGTCAGAATTTTCGGAAAAATATGAGTGAGGTGTC